TGCAGATGGTCGAAGACCCCAAGGTTGAAACCCTCGAGGTTGACGGCAAGCACATCTTCTACAACCCAGACTTCGTCCTCAGCCTCTCGGCCGACCTGATCCAATCCGCAGTTGTTCACGAGATCAGCCACTGCATGTTCGAGCACATTAGCCGACGCGTTGGGCGAAACCCGAACGTCTGGAACTACGCGTGCGACTACGCCGCCAACCTGATCCTCAAGGACGCTGGATTCAGAATCGGCGACAACTGGCTGATTGACAAACAGTATGCTGGTATGTCTGCCGAGCGCATCTACGACATCCTGATCCAGCAGAACGGCGGTAAAGGCCCAGACGGCTCAGGCAAGACCCCACTCGACCATATCCGGGAGGGTGCAAGCGACAAGGGCCTTTCCCCGGCGGACGCAGCTAACCAGGAAATGGAGTGGAAAGTCGCCGTGGCGCAGGCCGCGCACGAGTCACAGAAACGCGGCGATCTGCCCGCCAGCATGCAGCGCTTCGTCGACGACATGCTTACCCCCAAGGTGTGCTGGCGCGAGGTCTTGCAGCGGTTCATCACGCAAATTTCGCGCGACGACTACTCGTGGGCCCGTCCCAACCGCCGGTTCGTGGCCAGCGGCATCTACGCGCCTAGCCTGTACAGCACACGCCTGGGCCCGATCGTGATCTGCGTGGATACTTCTGGGTCGATCGACGCAAAGACACTCAACGCCTTCGCTGCCGAGTGTCAATCCGTCGCTGACCAGGCACGTCCTGAGAAGATCAAAGTGATCTACTGCGACGCCGCGGTCAACCACGTTGACGAGTTCCAGGCCGGCGAGCTCATCGAGCTGCACCCCTACGGTGGCGGTGGCACCAGCTTCAAGCCACCCTTCCGGCTGCTTGAAGAGCTAGGCGAGACACCTGCAGCGCTCATCTACCTGACTGATATGTGGGGCGATTTTCCAGAGGAGCCGGACTTCCCGGTGCTCTGGTGTGCGACCACTGACCAGGAAGGGCCTTTCGGGGAGACCGTCAAAATCGAGCTGTGATCTTCTACGGTCTACGCTAGAATAAAAGTAGAACGCAAGGAACACACATGATTACCTCCTGGAGCCACAGCAAGCTGGGCGACTTCGAGAAATGCAAATTTCTCTGCTGGCTCAAGCACGACCAGAAGATCCCCGAACCTGAGCGCCCTCTTCCGCCCGGTAAAACCGAGCATGCCAACGACCGGGGCTCCCGCATCCATGACAGCTGCGAGAACTACGTCAACAGCAACAGCGATGACCTGGCGCCGGAGGCCGAGAAGTTCTTCGGCCCACAGATCGACCTCCTCCGCGTCTTGCACGAGGAGGGCAAGGTCAGCCTGGAGGGCGAGTGGGGGATGAACGAAGACTGGGAAGTCGCTGAGTGGAAAGAGGCCTGGCTTCGCCTCAAGCTCGACGTCTGTGTGTTCCCACACCCTACTGAGGCCGTGGTCATCGACTACAAGACCGGCCGCAAATTCGGCAACGAGGCCAAGCACGCTGAGCAGCTCCAGCTGTACCAACTGGTGACGTTCCTGCGCTACCCCGAAGTGCAGACCGTCACGGCGCAGCTGTGGTACTTGGACCAGCCCGACGGGGAGAACCTCACGTCAATGACGTTCACCCGCAAGCAAGGGCTGATGTTCAAGAACAATTTCAATCGACGCGGCACCGCGCTGACCAGCTGTGATACGTGGCCGGCGAACCCGAACGTTCACAGCTGCAAGTGGTGCCAGTACGGCCCGTGGAATGGGTCCCAGTGCCAAGTCGGCGTTCAGGCGCCCAAAGGCCAGCCCTTCCGCAAAAAATAACACGGCTCCTGCTGGTAGAGCAGGGAATGACGGCGGCGAAGACAGGGTGCGTCCAGTCTAGCCTCCGGGACATGTTGAGCCTACCGGGCACGCGCCCGCTCACATAGCCACTCCCCCCCACCTTGCCTTGGCCAAGGAACGCACAAGCCAGGACCCTATTTATTCATGGAGAGACTGAAGTGAACGCTGCTCAGAACCGCAAACGCCGCCGCATGCTCGAACGCAAGTGGGGCGAAGAAGTCGACTGCAAAGTCGCGGACGCCAAGATCAGGGGCGTTCGGCGTATCTATTTCACGGACTGGCTAAACCTCACCCCCGCTCAAGTCGGGGCGCTTCGTTTCACAATCTTCCACCAGCTGAACCTCCATGCTCAAGAAACTGCCCGTCAAGCTCGTCAAGCCGTTCAAACATCAATCCAAGAGTCTAAAGCACGCCGAAAAGACGCCGGTCGTTTTCGACTGCTCTGACCCTGGCACCGGCAAGACAGCCGTAGCCGCATGGGCCGCTGAGCGCCGCATCAAAGCCAAGCAGTCGCGCAAAATCCTGGTACTCGCGCCCAAATCCCTGCTGCGTTCTGTCTGGTTCAACGACTTCAAGAAGTTCTGCCCTAGCCTGAAAGTAGCCGTGTCAACCGCCGGCAAGCACGAGACTGTGTTTGCTGAAAAAGCGGACGTGTACATCACCAACATCGACGCCGTAAAGTGGCTGGCCAAAAAACCGAAGAAGTTCTTTGCCGAGTTCGACGAACTTATCGTCGACGAGTCCAGCGCATATAAACACGGCACCAGTCAGCGCAGCAAAGCTGCTGCGAAGATCGCCAAGCACTTCAAATTTCGCCGCCTGATGACGGGTACACCGAACAGCAACTCGATCACTGACATCTGGCACCAGATGTACATCCTCGATGGCGGCAAGCGCCTGGGCAGCAGCTTCTTTGCATTCCGCAACGCCGTTTGCACGCCTTTTCAGAAAGGCCGCAACGAAAAAGCCATCGAGTGGGTGGACAAAGACGGAGCCGAAGAGCTGGTGTTCGGCATGCTGTCCGACGTGGTCATCCGCCACAAGTTCGAGGAGTGTGTGGACATCCCTGAGAACCACAAGTACAGCATCCCGTACCAGCTGCCCGCTGCGCAGCGCAAGGCCTACGACCAGATGCGTGAGCAGGCCATCGTCGAGATCTACGGTTCGCCCGATGCGCTGATCATCGCCAAGATGAAGGGCGTCAAACCGAAGCCGCTGAGCCACGTTACGGCCATCAACGCCGCGGCAGTAACAACCAAGCTGCTGCAGATCGCTTCTGGCGCCGTGTACGAATCGACCGACAAGTACCATGTTGTTGACTTCTCTCGATACGAGATGATCCTGGACCTGATCGAGCAGCGCAAGCACAGCTTGACGTTCTTCCTTTGGAAACACCAGCGCGATCTTCTCGTTGCTGAGGCCGAGCGCCGAGGCATCACGTTCGCTGTCATCGACGGCAGCGTCAAAGAAGCCGAGCGCGACGCCATCGTCAAGGCCTATCAAGCCTGCGCATACCGCACGATCTTCGCTCACCCGAAATCTGCGGCTCACGGACTGACCCTGACGCGCGGCACCGCCACGATCTGGGCCAGCCCGACCTACGACCTGGAGATCTTTGCGCAGGGCAGCAAGCGCCAGCATCGGATCGGCCAGACCCAGAAGACCGAGACCATCGTGGTCACGGCAGAAGACACCGTCGACGAGAAAGCCTACGAAGTGCTGCTTGCCAAGGGCGAGCGCATGGGCAACTTGCTCGACTTGTTTGCGAGTATCTAACCTCTACTGGAGAAGCATGAAGTTCCCCTACGACTTTCAATACGAAGAAGCACTGCGCGAAATCATGTTGCGCGGCACAGATCGCGGCGACCGCACCGGCACTGGCACCCGGGGCCTGTTCGGCATCCAGCTGCGCTGGTGGTTGCCGGACGGTCTGCCGCTCATCACCACCAAGCGGGTATTCACCCGAGGGATCATTGAAGAGTTGCTGTGGATGCTCTCAGGCAGCACCAACAACAACGACCTCCTGGAGAAGAACGTCCACATTTGGGACGAGTGGGCGCGGCCTGATGGTGAGTTGGGGCCGATCTATGGGAAGCAGTGGCGCAGTTGGGGCGCACACACGAAGTACCCGGGAGGGGAGGTCTACGAGACCGCCCCCACAGACCAAATCAGCTGGGTGGTCAACGAGATCAAAACCAACCCTAACAGCCGCCGCCTCGTGGTCAGTGCCTGGAACGTGGCCGATCTGAAGGACATGGCCCTCGCCCCCTGCCACTGCCTGTTCCAGTTCCACGTCGCTGACGGCTACCTGAACTGCCAGCTCTACCAGCGCAGCGCCGATATGTTCCTCGGGGTGCCCTTCAACATCGCCAGCTACGCCATGCTCACGCACATGGTGGCACAGCAATGTGACCTGAGGCCAGGGGAGTTCATCTGGACGGGCGGAGACTGCCACATTTACATCAACCACTTCGACCAGGCGCGCGAGCAATCTGATCGCACGGCGTCTCCCTACCCCCAGCTGGAGCTGAAGCGGGCCGCTGACATCTTCTCCTACCAGTCGTCTGACTTTGCCATTGTCGGGTACGACCCGCAACCTGCGATCAACGCACCGGTGGCAGTATGACCCCGACCAACGAAGGCCCAGCGGCCGGCGATAAAGCCTACCACTGGAAGAGGATCGACGAAAACACACCGCGCGGTACCAAGCTGCAGCTCATCAACAAGAACGCCGGTGTGGCGCAGTACGGCATCTACCATGGTGGCGATACGTTCTGGACGCACTACGCGCGTCTGCCGACGTTTGCAGACGGCGAGTTATGACCTCGCCTGCCCTGAAGGAACGCCGGCTTCAGGCCGCTGTCAGGGACCAGAAGATCAAGCTGTACCTGATGACGGCAGGCGAGCCGTGCGCTGACATCGCTCAAGGCGTCGGCGCAACTCTCGCAATCATGGCCTATGCCGGCGCTCATGACCCCAAGGTCGGGCGTACCAACCCACTGGTCGGCATCGCCGAAGAGGGCCTTGCCACCTGCCACCAACTGGTCGCCTCCAACTGCTGGAACCCGGAATTTGCAGCCCCTCTTGACCGGGCCCTTGATGCGGCCAAGAAACTCAACGGCCTGGTCCGCAACGAGTACGTCCTCGCGGCGTGTAACGAAATCTTCACATGAGCTGGAAAAATCTGATCCGAAAAACTACGGCAGCTCCGGCTGCGCAGTTCAACCGCCCTGCCTTCAAGCCCCGCACTATCGACTGGGCCCGTCTCGTCACGGTGGACTTTGAGACTTTCTTCGATGTCCACTACACGCTGCGCAAGATGGCCACGTCGGAGTACGTGCGCAGCGACCTGTTCAAAGCTCAGATGGTCGCAGTCAAAATCGGCAACGGCCCGACCAAGATCTACGACGGCAAGAAGGGCTTCGCTGCGCTCAAGCGCATCAACTGGTCGACTCACAGTCTGCTGTGCCACAATACCGCGTTCGACGGCTTCATTATGAGCCATCACCTGGGCATCGTGCCGGCCTACTACTACGACACGTTGTCCATGGCGCGCGGCCTGCACAGCAACGAGATCGGCGCTGGCCTTGACGAGGTCGCCAAGTTCTATGGCGGCGAGGGCAAGATCGACGGCTTCCTCGAGAAGACCAAAGGCGTGCTCAACTGGTCGAAAGAGCTGTTCGCCGAAGGCTCGACGTACTGTGCCCAGGACAACGACGAGTGCTTCCGCATCTTCAAGGCCATGCACCCACAGATGCCGGCCGACGAGATGGACCTCATCGACTTGACCGTCCGCATGTTTTGCGACCCGGTACTCAAGGTCGATATTCCTCGCGTCGAGGCCGAGTATGCCCGCGAGGTAGCCAAGCGCGAGAAGCTCTTCTACGACGCTGTCAACCCCGATGACTATGACATCGGCGGCAAACTGCACGACCTGACGTTCTTCAAGAAGTCGTTGCTCAAGACCGGCGCCGAACGTGCGCTGGTAGGTGGAGAGCGGCGCATGCAGATCGTCAAGCGCCTGCTCGGCAACAACGAGTTCTTCGCAGACCTGCTGCGCAAGGAAGGCGTCGACCCGCCTGTCAAGGTCAGCCAGGCCTGGATCAACAAGTCCCAGGACGAGCGGGATGATGCCGAGAAATATGGCTACGCGTTCGCCAAGGACGACCTGGCGTTCACCGGCATCCCTGACGACATTGACTCGTGGCGCGGCAAGCTCGACCCGAACAAGAAGAAGGACATCGCCGCTATCTCCGCCAAGCAGGACCGGCTGCGCGATCTGGTCGACGCACGCCTGGCCGTCAAGTCCACCACCAACATCACCCGCGCCGAGCGCTTCCTGGAAGCGGGCAAGGACGGCATGTCGTTGCCCGTCGGATACTCCTATTACCGCGCCCACACGGGACGGTTCGGGGGCAACAACAAGATGAACATGCAGAACCTGACACGCGGTGGAGAACTGCGGCTCTCCATCGTAGCCCCGCCTGAGCACCAGGTGGCCGTCCAGGATTCGGGCCAGATCGAAGCACGCGTAGGGGCGTGGCTGTGGGAGCAGGAAGACTTGGTTGAGGCATTTCGCAAGGCTGACCGCTGGAGCAAAGACAAAGGTGTCGCTCGTGGTGAAGACAGGGATGCGTATTGCCGGTTCGCCGATGTAGTCTACGGCCGTGAGATTACGACAGCTGACAAGATGGAGCGATTCGTTGGCAAGGTATGCGTTCTCGGGCTTTCATTCAAAATGGGAGCACCCAAGTTCCAGATGACCCTGGCCAAGGGCGCGCTGGGTGGACCACCAGTCTACTTCGAGCTGGACGAATGCCATCGCATCGTTAACGCGTACCGCAGCACCAACTACAAGATCCGTGACGGCTGGAAGATCTGCTCCAGGATCATCGAAGACATGGCTGCTGGCCGGACTGGCGCGCACAAGTGTCTGTCCTGGGAGAAAAGCACCATCTGGCTGCCGAATGGCATGTCTTTGAAGTATCCCGACTTGCGCCAAGCGCGCAACGAGGAGAAAGGCTGGGACGAGTGGAGCTACCAATCCGGCGACATGCGCAAGCGCATATACGACGGTCTCCTCAGCGAGAATTTGGCCCAGTCGCTGGCCCGCATCATTGTCATGCAGCAGATGCTGGCCATCAGCAAGAAGTACCGCGTCGTGATGACGACACACGACGAAGTTGTCGCGCTCCCCAAGACGCGCGAAGCACAGCGCTGCGTCGATTTCATGGCGAAGTGCATGTCAACTGCGCCAGCCTGGTGTAGTGACATCCCTCTCAACTGCGAAGGCGGGTATGCCAGTAATTATTCCAAGTGACGAACCGCTCTGGATGTGCGTGATCGCCCTGGGCAACAACATGTGGGTCGATAGCCTCTTCGGAAGACCACTCTACCGCGTCCGAAGGAAGGACGTCGTCGTCGAAGACAACATCGCCAACGTTCGTCAAGCGGTGGAAATCGCCCAGGAATTTATCGTGGCGCACCTGCGCCTGAAAGGATGACATGTTTCAGATACAAGGACATCGACTGCCGATGGTGAGCTCGTACGGGGGTGCTGTGGCTCTGTTTGAAAAGTCCAAGCCGTTTGACGAGGGCGACCCTAACACCCGGATGCTCTGCACAAAGCGCGAGACCGGCAAGGCCATCAGTCGCCCAGAAGGCCTCGACGAGATTTGTTTCTCGTACTACAACACTGAGCTCGTCCGGTGGGTCTCCCCCAAGCAGGTTCTTGTTGGGTACTACGACTCGGTCAGTTCGCGGGCATTCATCGATCGGTTCCTCCCTCCCGGGTTGTACACCCTATCGGTGTTCGGCGAGACTTATGTCGGTGGAGTCCGCGCGAAAGGAGGCCAAGTGCTGTTCCAGTACGACCCGGCTACCAACAAGTGGGTACCTGACGCTGAGATGGTGCGCAAGGAATACGACTTCCGCGTCAACCGCAAACGCGCGGCTGAGATCAAGCGGCTGTTCAAGCCGTTCCTCGAATGGAAGGAAGCGACTGAGAAGCTGCGTGGCGAGAAGATGGGCGGAAGAGTAGAACAGGTCGTTGGAACGGCCTTTTTACTCAACTCCATCCTCGAGACAAACGCTCTGCCCCAGGAGCGCTTCATGGCGCTGGCGAACGAATTGCCAACCGGCCTAAACCTCCTTCGCGTCGCCAATAACCTGGGCGGTGCAATCGAGAAGGTTGAGCTGCCCATCGGTCAGATACCGAGACACCCGAGTACGGCATATGACCGGCGCTATTTCCCGTTCCGTCTAACATCTATTGACGATCCGCAATAGAACGTATATCATTTCATTCAACCAAGGAGAACGATATGGCTACTACCAAGGCCGCAGTCAAAGCAAAAGCGCCGAGCACCGGCGCGCTGATCGACCAGTTCTGGGCCGCGCGCGAAGAGAAGCGCCGCCTCGAAACCCAGGTCAAGGAAGTCGAGGCCACGCTCAAGAGCCTCGAAGAACAGCTGACCGAACACCTTGATGCTGAGGGCCTGGAAAAAGCAACCGGCTCCAAGGCTACCGTGTCGATCAGTTCTGCTGTCGTCGCGGATGTGCAGGACTGGGATGCGTTCTGGCCCTACATCGCCCGCAACAAGTTCTGGCACCTGGTGCAGCGCCGTGTGAGCGACCCCGCTTACCGCGAGCTGCTCGATCAGGGCAAGAAAGTCCCCGGCGTCCTGCCGTTCACCAAGCGCAAACTGAATCTGCGTTCGCTCTAATATCTACTGGAGAACCACAATGGCTACTGCCAAGAAAACCGCCGCGAAAGCGGCCCCCTCAACTTCCACCGCGGTCGCCATCAAGAAGTCCAGCGGGGGCCTCGTCTCCGTCAAGGAGATGATGGCCGCTCAGCTGGCAGCGCTCTCTGACAAGACCGCCGCTTCCACAGGCAACGTGATTCGCGTGACCCAGGACAAGCAATTCATCCTGCCTGACGGCTCGAAGACGCCTGACCCCATCCAGGTGGTCATCGTCGACTTCACATCGTGCAACGAGTTCTATGAGGGTGCTTACGACCCGAAGAACATCACGCCCCCGGCCTGCTTCGCCATCGGCGACATCCCGACGCGCCTGGTGCCGAGTGAAAACTCTCCGGTGCGCCAGTCTGACTCGTGCGCCGAGTGCCCCAACAACGCGTTCGGTTCCGCCGGCGCGGGCAAGGCGTGCAAGAACGTGCGCAAGTTGGCGCTTCTGCCGGTGGACGCCGAGGAAGACACGCCGCTTTGGACGATCAAGGTCAGCCCGACCGCGATCAAGGGCTTCGACGGTTACGTCAAGAACGTAGCGCGCATGTTCAACGTGCCCCCGGTCGGTGTTGTCACCACGATCTCGTTCGACGAGAACCAGACCTACGCGGCACTGAAGTTCAGCGACCCTGTGCCGAACGAGAACGCCGAAGTCGCCCTCGCTCGTCAGGCCGAGGCCAAGGAGATGTTGGCTGCTGAGCCCGATGTCTCTGGTTTCGGCCAGAACAAGCCCGTTGCCCGTGCTCCTGTGCGCGGTGCTGCCAAGACACCGGCTCGTCCGGCAGTCGCGCGACGCTGAGGTGGGCCATGGAGGTCAGAAAGTTCCTCGTGAATCAGGCGTTGTTCTCGATTCAAGGATTCTAGATTCGTTAAAGTTCAATTTAATCTCCCCTACATACGCTTAGGTTGTAAGGATAACTAAGCACTGTGGTCATTATTGAGCGATAAGTGATGTGGCTTGGGCCGGGATCGAACCGGCGACCTAACGATTTTCAGTCGTTCGCTCGTACCAACTGAGCTACCAAGCCAAACAAGGTTCTGATATCGGCCTTAAATAAGTACGACACCAAAACC